TTAGCTTTTTTCATTGACTTTAAAACTTTGTCACTTAATTCTTTGTTTAAACCTTTGTTTAAATCTCCAGCAAACAACAATTCATCTAAGTCTTGTAAAAATTTTTTACGTTCAGGATTAGATGCTTTGTCAAAAAAACCTTTAGTAGTAGGAAAAAATTTATTAACTTCCTTATCTATTCTTGCTACTTGTTCCATAGAAAAATTAGTGTCAGCCATCTTACGTGCATTTTCTTTCATCTTTGAAAGAAATACTTCTTGAGGTTTTGATCCTCTAGGTCTAAACGTTGCACCAAATTTATCTAATGCTCTAGCTATTTTAGAACTGCTGTAAGCTAATTCTTTTCCTTGTTTAGCTAAAGCTTTTGCTCCGGCTCCAATACCGTATACAAATGGTGTAACAAATAAAGACTCAGATCCAAATTTAACTCTATTGTATAATTTTCTTACTGCATCTTCTCTAGGATCTTCTCTTTCTTCTCTATCTAATTGAGTAAGAGGTCCAACACTCGTTTCAAACACATCACCAAAAGTTCCTATATCTTCAGTGTCACCCACTAATGTTTCACCAGCCGCACCACCCAAAACAATTGCACTAAATCTTTGTTTGCCGGTAAGTTTATTTAAATCTTTAGCTTTCTTAATTCCTTTTTGTGCATTCTTACTCATAACGTTAGCATACTTACCAGCTTTTTTAGCTTTTAATGCTTTGTCTGCTAATTTAATTGCTAGCTTAGAACCTGCAGCCGCAGGCACACCTATTTGTATTAATGCTTGTGTAAGTTTACCAATAGCTCTTTGTTCTGCTATTTCTTCAAAAGGATTTAATTTATCAAAAAATTTTTCTACATCGTCTGCTGCGTCTGTGCCAACTCCAAGGTCCATGAGCTCTGCTCCAAGAGACACAACACCTTCCACTGTTTTAATAATTCCTGATGCAGTACCTGCACCAACCGCAGCTAGTCCACTAACTTCTTCAGGTGTTCCTATATCTATATTAGTTTCATCAAGATTTACAAATGCAGAATTAGAAGTATCTTGTACTTCTGTCTTTTGTTTTTTCTTTTTATCTTTTTCTTGATTGTCGTCGAAGCTTATTAAGGCCATTTAACTCTCCTACATTTCCTCGAGAGTTTCCTCATCGATAAATACAAATGCAGTTCTGTCTTTTGCATTTGTTTTTCTTAACATAAATCTATTTTTAGTTGGATCAAAAAATATACCACCTACTGGTATTGATGATTCATCTAATTGAATATTTCCTTGTGTATCCTGTACCCATTTTGGTTGATAAATAAGAGCCCCTGCTTTTTCTGGATGTTTTATTTGAAAATCAATTAAATTATTTGCAATGTCTATTGCAGAATCTTTAATTGCTCTTGGTTGTTTTGAGTCTGGATCTGTTAGTGTTTCTACAAGATTTCTTTTTAATGCTTCTGGTGTTTGACCTTCGTATGCTGGTTTTAATTCTGCACTTAATTCTATTTGTCCTCTTTTATATTTATCTTGCAAAGCCATATCGTCTAAAGTTTCTTGTCTTTCTTTAGCAGATAAGTCTTGAGCTTTTACTATATCGTAAGCCCCAAGTGCTAGTTTATCATCAAACGCATCTTGAGTAGATCTTGCTTGTTGAAATTTAGCAAAAGGATCTTTAGCTGATGCTAGTGCCGTGCTAATTGCTCCGCCCACTCCTGATCCCATAGGTGATCTAGTTGCAATGTCTATACCAAAATCAATTAAAAAATCATTAAATCTACGTTTAGCTGAGTTTCTTTGAGGTAGAACTGATTGCATTTCTGTTATAGTATCTGTAACTCTTTCCCCTACACTATAACCAGGTCTTTGTAATCCAGAAGTAATTCCGCCTCCAGCAGAGCCACCTTTTCTAAACATAGGTCTTTTATATAAGTTATTCATTAACCGCCTCTACCTCTTAAATAATCACCGTAGTTACCCATCAATCCTCCAGCAACTGACGCTATCCCCAACGCATTCTGCAACGGCGTAGGGTTAGGCATTACCATAGACTGATATTGTCCTGGTGCTCCAGATGCAATACTTGCTATACCTGATCCAAGATAACCTAGTCTTTCATATGGCTCGTAAGCTTCTAGTCGTTCTGTTTCTCTTATAGCGTCTAGTTCTGCTTGTCTTTGGGCCTGTTGAGCCGCGCCCGCTGACCCTAAAGTACCAATGTCTTGTCCATATAATGCTGGAACTTGTTGAGCTAGTCCTTGTTGGTTAGCTCCCAATTGCATTTGTTGACCGAATGCTTGATTTGCTAATTGATTAGCTTGTGTAAACCCTTGTTGTAATAATCCTGATTGTAATAATGCTCTGTTCATGTCAGATTTGTTTTGATATTGTGCTCTCATAACACCTTCTCTACCACCACCTAAATTACCAGACATAGCTGCTTGTTGACCTATACCTGCTAAACCAGCTGCTGCTTGTGTGTCATACTCTGCTAATGTTGCATCAATTACATCTTGTTGATACGGAGACATAAATGGAGAGTAAGCTCCTGCTCCTGATAAACCTGCAGCTGCAGTATCATAAGCTCCTGCTTGTGTAATGTACGGTTGAAATGCTCCTATACCTTGGCCTTGTGTTGTAGCCATTGTGTAAGCATCTTGTTGCGCTTGATCTCGACCAGCAACTTTTGGTGCAAATAAACTTGTGTCTAACGGCGCGGCCGTTCTTGTTGTTAACTGTGTACCATAATCTTTTTGTAAATCTTCTACGTATTGTGGTGGAAGTGCTTGTGTTTGTTGTACAGCCATTATACTACCTCGCTTAATCTTTCCGAAACTTCAAACATTTGTTGAGCGCCACCCATACCTTGTGACTCCTCAGACACTTGTCCGCCAGCTTCTAAATTTTTCATCATGTTCTCCATAACTTCTGCGCCTTTATCTATATCTCCACCACCTGCATTTCTAACAGCATCTGCGGTAAATACAAACTCATTTACACTTAATCTTGCAGGCACATCGTCCGCTTTTTCTTCTTTTCCTATTGGCACAAAGCCACCCTCAGCTCTATAATCTTTTTCCATACCCCCAAGGTCCATGATTCCACCATCAGCCATACCGATTCTACCACCGTTAGCTAGACCTGTTAAATCTTTAGATCTTCTTGTTCCTAAGAAAGGATATTTAATTCTTATTGCTTTTAATGCTTCACCTGTTGGATCTTTCATAGCTTCTAAAACTTCTGTTCTAATACCTTCTATATCTAAATTTCCACCTCGGTCCATTGTTTCTGATATTTCTTCTTCAGTCATGTTATCCATAAGTGCACTAGCACCTAGACCACCGACTAAAAGACCTGATACAAGATTATTTCCTAAACCTACTTTACTTAAATTATCTTTAATTAATTTAGGTAAGTCTCCAAGAATACTTTTTGATTGTTCTTCTACTATTTTTTCTGGTTTAACCATACTTTCAATAAATCTATCTGCTCCAATTTCATCATCTAACATTGCGTTATATGTTGATTCTTTAAGAGCTGGAGTCGAAGCTGTCTTATCTGCAAATAAATCTTTTATACCACCTGTTCCTGTTGGTTTACTAAAGTATTGACTAAACGTACCTGTACCAGTAGTGCCTGGAGTAAATCCACCTAGTGGATTAATTCCTCTTTGAAAATCTGCTCCACCTAAATATCTAGCACCTTGTCCTAAACCATAATTCATTAATCCTGATTTAAGACCTCTGCTTATACTTCCTGTTTGATCGAATGCTCCAAGACCACCTGCTACTGCTGCAGCTAGTGGATTAAACGGTGCAATAAATGGTGCAGCTTTAACTGCAATGTCTGCTACTTCATTTGGTATAATTTTTCTAACAGTTTTTTTTAAAAAACTTCCTATTCCATATTTACGTCTTCCATCTAAGCCCATGATACCACCATACGCTGCCATTTGTCTGTCAGGTAATACTGGTCCTTGTGGTTTTGGTTGAAAAGGATTAACTGGTTTAGTTGGATCTTGTGGTAATGGTTGACCACCAGACATTTGTCCTTCAGCTATAGTCTGATCTAAAAATTCTCTAAAAGACACAGGTTGTAAACCTTGTTCTTCCATTTCAAATACGTATTTTAAATATTCTTCTCTTAATATATCTAATTCAGCTGTCATCAATTCTTCCTCACCAGCTTCTTGGTTTTGAATTTGATCCATTTCTTGCATTTGTTGCATCATCATTTGTTCTATTTGTTGTGGAGATTTAGGACCTTCATTACCACTATACTTAATAGATGGTGCGTTAGTCTCTAATTCTTCGGAAATTTGTATATCTGTTATTGCCATGGTTTTGTTAGTTTACTGTGTTTTTCCAAACAAATCAAGAGCTGGCATGATAACTGTTACATCTCTTTGCACGTCTTCTTCCGAAATATTTGCAGCTTTTAGAGCTTCTTCAGTTTCGTATACCTCTCCTGTTTTCTTGTTTTTAATTGTTGTTATTATCTTTTCTGGTTTTAGTTCTATCATTATGTTGTTACCTCTTTCTTAATGTTTAGATAGCTTACGCCAAATGTAAAAGCGTCTGCACTACCTGCTTTAATTGTAAGGGTTGTTCCACCCTCAACTATTAACGGTTGTGTTAATAATTCTTTACTTTCGTTAGCTGTTAATGCTGCTGAGTGTATAACAACAATACCATTATTTGTTACTGTAGGTGTAGGTGTTCCTGCAGATTTAACTATAATTGATTTAATAAGGTAAGTTTCATTAACCACAGGATTACTAGATCCAAAAGGATTTTTTTCTGTGTTATCCGTATTAGCATTTAATCCTGCAAATTTATATTGGTTTACTACTGCCATTAATCTAAAAAGAAACTTCTAGCTTCTATCTCCTGTTTTAATTCTTCTTGAAACGTTGTGTTTAATTTCTCAAGAACCGCATCTAAATCTCTAACTAAAGACTGTGCTATATCTTCTTGATATTCTGCACTTGCTCTAGTTAATGATTGTACTATCTTTGCCATTATGCGTACGGTTTAAATGTTGGTTCTTCAAAAGTTATAGGTTGTAACGTTTCTAATCCTGAAGGTTGATAAGGTTCTGTTACAAATTCATTTTCTAAATCATCACCATAATTATACGGATTGCTTGGTGGTGCATCTCTGCTTAAATCATAACCCTCTGCGTAGTCTGTAATTCCATCATAGTTTATGTTTCTATTAGGTATAACTGGAAGATTGTCTCCAGGTACTTCTAACTCTCCTTGATCTGGTTTTGGTAAAGGTAGAGTTGTTGACGCTACTAATGATTGTACATCATTTAAATTCATCATGTTTGGATTACCTAAATCATTTTGAAATGTTGGGTTAATAGCATTTAAAGTAGTTGGTCCATAACCTGCTGCTATTAACTCATCTAATATAGCTTGTTGACCTTCAGTAAAATTTGTAGTTTTTTTAGTAAAGTCACCAAAACCAATTTGGTTGTAACCCCTGTTTCTTGCTTCTAATAATTTAAGTACTCTTTTTTGTTGTCGTCTATCATACCTAGCTTGTTCATATTCTGCTTGAGTTCTAGTAGTGCCGTCTGGATTAACACCTCTCATTCTTCTATTAAAACTTTCAAGTCCAGACCCTAAATTTCTAAGCCCACCTGTTACTAAACCTAATCCAGGAATACCCGCAAGCAATCCAAGTCCACCCATTAGTAAACCAGCTAATCCACTATTTTGTCTAAAAGGACTTTTTCTAGTGTTGCCATACTTATCAATCCTATTACCACCTAGTGTAGTTTGATTAAGTATTTTTTGTTTAAGCTCTGCTCTATCTCTTTCCTCTTTTGTTTTAGGAGTTACGTTGTATTTTTTACCACCTATGTAAGTATATGGAGTAGTTCCACCACCATCGCTATGAATATTTGTTGGTCCTGTTGGTGTTGTAGTTTTTGTAGAAGTAGTTCTTTGAGTTCTGTTTCGATCCGCACCCCTTTCTCTGGCACTGCTTTTATTTCCTCCACTTCCAGAATAATTTCCTTTACCACTGCCATCATAATTTGGATCGCCCATACCAGGAGGATAAGCAGGGATGCCTCCTTTAGTCATTGTTTTTTGACCACCTAAATTTTCTAATGTTTGTGCTTCACCTGGAGTAATATAAGCTAACATATGTGGTTGACCTTTAACATTTAAAGTTTTAGCAACTCTTTGCCCTGTTTGATACATCTGTCTAGCTTGCTGTAAATTTGTAATAGCCATTATCGTCTTCCTCCAGCTTGTATATCTAACCTAAAAGTCCCTAATTTCCAACTACTATCGACTGCAGTATTAGATATTTTAAGAGCTATGGCTCTAGCTCTTGCACGTGTATCTACTTTGTCTGTAGAAGTTGTCACTGTGAATGGACCTAATGATGAACTGGCTGCTGTATTGTTAGGATAGTTTCTTAAATCTAATTGTATAATAGCATTTCCTTGTTGAGATATAAAGTCAGGTATAATTCTACTAACCCGCATGATGTTTTCTCCATCACCTCTAAGGTCAGCCATATTAGTTGCTGCTCCTCTTATAACTTTTTGTGTAATATCATAATCTCCAGATGTAATATTAGCAGGTATAGCAGATGTTACTCCTGATCTTACTTGATTAACACCTGTTTCGTGTTCGTAGTAATATGTAATACCCTCAGTATTTCCAACTACATCAAAAGAAGAATCGGTATCAGGATCGTATTGAGTTCCATGTGGTAATCCAAACACGGCAGAATCTTGCCATGTAGTTCTAATAAATAAACTGCTTGCGTTTACAAACCATATAGGTCTTTTAGCTGTAGAATCTAGATAACTGTAAGTAACTGATTGTGTGTTTACATTTGATCCAGCTTCAGGATAAAACCAAGTAACTTCACCAAATAAGTTATTAATTCCTGCATAAACCATTTGATTAGATGTTGTATTTAAATTGTCATAAACATAGTCTTCAACTAAACAATCCATAGATTCTAGTTTACCTGTATATCTAAAGAAACCATTATCTGACATCCAGTACGCAGCACCATCAACTTCAACTGCTGCATTCTTACCAATTAATCCACAGTTAGTACCCACCTGTTCAAAAGCAAATGTAAATGGTTGACCAACAAAACGCATAGTAAATAAAGAAGTATCACTCCAAACATAAATAGCGTTTCTACCAAGTTTAGCCCCCATGATCCGTGATCCGGCGGCCAGTCTTTGTGTACCAGCTGTATTGGTTGCTGTAGGTGTATAACTATTAATATTTTCTTGATCCGAAAACCTTATAAACATTTCATCTTGTGTAGACTTATCTCCAATAGTTGTTTCAGTTCCAAAAAATACTAAGTGACGATCTGGTGTAGACACTAACATATCTCTAGATGCTGTTGGTGCACCAGCAATAATTGTAGCCCTTATGTTTACCGCATTTACATCATCGGCATTCCATTCAAAACATTCTCCGTTAAATATTAAAGCAATAAGTGTACTTCCTAAATTGTCCAAGGACCATAGTCCTGGCTCTCCCACTTTATCCGTGGTCGATGCTGCTTGACCCCATGCAACAAAAGAAGTGTAATTAGTAACAGTCGCACCAGTGCTGTGAGCAGCTCTAGTTGTTCCTCTAACAGCTCTAGTAATTCCAGTAAAGCTAGTAGCTGTTAAACCTGTATAAGAAATTTCTTCGGTTCCAACTTGTATAAAACCAGTTCCCGCACTTGGAAAACCTGTTGTGCTCGCTACGTTAATTGTAGTTCCTGATCCACCTGTTCCAAAAGCATCATTATTTAATCCTCCGTTTAGTGTAGTAGTTTGAGGATTAGTAACTGTTCCACTCCATTGAGGAATACCCCAACCATATACTCCAACTTGATCAGGTGGTCCTACATGATAGTATTGAAAAAAAGTTATGCCTCCAGAATTAGTTGCTCCACCACCTGTTTCATTACTCGGCATTGTAATTGTAATACTTGAAGCTGCTGGTACAGTAGTTACCATAAATTTTTTATCACAAAAATCTGCAGCTCCAAAATTAGATCCTGTAATAGCTGTAAATGTAGATGTATCACCAAACAATATTATATCTCCTACTTCAAAAGTATGAGCAGAACTAAATGTAATAGTTACATCAGGTTGTCCATTGCTTGTGCTAAATGCATTTGTAATTGCTGTTCCTGCTGGATTAACTAAAGGATGTATGTCGTAGTAAACTCCTCCAGAATATACATATAAAATTCTATTAGTACCTATAGCCGCGTACTTAATACCATCTCTATTAACCATGTGATGCAAGCCTCGTGCAGCACCAGTTAATTTACTATCACCTAATTGAGACCAACCACCTATTTTTTCAGGTGTTCCGTATCTAAAACGTACATTTTCTCCACCTGTCCACTGTGATTCAGCGCCTGTTGGTGTAACTTGTTTGTTGAAACCTGGTAAAAAGCCTAATTTTTGTAGCATGTAACCTCATTATATATGGTTTTCCTTATATACCATAGAATTATATATTCAACCCATCTATTCTATAAAACTTAACCACCCGGTTATTATGTATTTTTCCTTACTTAATGAAATAACTCCTCTATGAGTATGTGTAAAATCAGTAGGCCAGATTAATGTTTTTCCTTTTTTAGCTGTAGCTTTAAAATTTTGAAATTTAAATTCTGTTCCTGCTTCTTCTACTGTGTTTAAATAAGTCATAAATGCTAAAACTCTATGCATCACCTTTCCCCCTGCTCTTTCACAATGCCATTTATTAAAACCTTCCCCTGGTTTATAGTATTGAATAACACAAGTATCATTATAGTGATTAGTAATTCCAAATTTATTTAATTCTAAATTATAAAATTTTTCATATGCAGTTATACATTTTTGTAATTCAGTTGCATAAATTTCTAAAGCTGGGTCATTTGGTTGCATACATAAATCAGTACTTTTTTTATGCGGATGGTAATCGGTATTATGTTCATCCTTTCGTTTTTTAAATTCTTCAATAAGATTATCGCACACGCTGTCTTCTATTTTATATTGACCTATAAATGATTCGTGTTGCATGTTATGCTTTACGATCAGGATCAAGATATATGTTTCCAGATATAGTTATTCTGTAGTCATCACTTGTATAAAAAGGATATACTGAATGTCTCATTCTTGATGGAAAAAATATAATTTGACCTTCGTGTTCTTTCTTTAAGGCAAAGTGACAACTTTGAATTCCTCCTAATACATGAGTAGTATGAAAAGATAAACAAGAAGTAACATTTTGATTAGCATTTTTACCTGGTGCAAGTTCTAATTCTTTTTCATAATCATAAGGAATTTTAACAACAATAACCCAACTAAATAAACCATCATGATAATGTATAGGATTAAACTCATATTTTTTCATATAGTTAACCCACAAACTATTTACTACAAAACCTCTATCACTAGTTAATATTTGATATTCTTGTAGTGCTCCTTCAAATACTGGTTTAAAAGTTAAACGAACTAAGTAGTTATGCAACTCAGAAGTAAGTAAATTATATATATTGTATTCTTCTTTTATATTACCAGCTAAACTAGAATTATGTGGCACAAAACTTTTTGTGTTAATATTATCTTTTAAATAAGAAAAAAGATTTTCAGGCATTTTTTCAACATGAATACCTAATTTGTCATGATTATTTTTATCAAAAAGATCTTGTGTATAAAACTTAGACATTATAATTCCTTAATTCTGAGGGCAAACCCAGCATACGTCTATTATCATATTTTTGATTGTTTTTATCATTTTTTTTATTGTAGTGTAAAAACACTTGACCACATACACTACCAGTAAATTTTTCTCGCCAATGTTCTAAATCACAGCCGCTGTAAATTAAAATATCGCCGGGGCCTAAATCTATTTTTACTCCTGGTTTATTTTCTTCGCCAGAAGGTTCTAAAAATATAGGCCAATCGTCTCCACCTAAATTCATAGTAGCTGATATCTCACAACTTTTTCTATCTTTATGTCTAACTAATTCATCCCCTGTTTTATATAACCTAGTATAAGAATATGTTTCAATTAAATCTATACCACATTGTTTTTCTACCATCGGTTTTATGTGTGATAATAAATTATCCATCGCCATGTCTCCGTACATTGAAAAAGTATTTGGTGCTTGAGGGTCCTCAAACCAGCCTTGCGTAGAATCAAAAGGAGATAAATATCTTATTTCTTTTAAAAAAATAGTGGATTCTTTTTTTAATTTTAAATAATTAAAAAGAAAAGCACTTAACTCTGAACCAATTACATTTTTAATTACTTCGTATTTATTTGTATTAAAGCTCATTTAAATTTATCTCCTACTGCCCAAGCAACTAGTGAATATCTTTCACCTTTAGTTACAGGCGTAACTCTATGATATAAATAAGAAGGAAAAAATATAATAGTTCCTTTTTTATATATCTCTTTACATACCCAAGTTTTATATTCACCGTCAACAATCCAACAAAACTCTAAGTCACCTCCTTCAAAATCTTCTTTATTTGATAGAGGTATAATACAAGATATTTTTCTTATTTTATTATTTAAAGATTCTATCTTTTGATTTTTATATACTTCTTGATGTGAATCTTGATGCCACCCATAAAAAGATTTATTAGAATCATAGTATGTAAATTGACTTGGTTCTAATTCATTTAATTGATAGTCCCAACCTGAGTTTTGATTTGCTTCTTTCATAAACCCTACCAATTGTCTATTAATCCAAAACTCATTTAAAAAAGTTGTTTTTGATTTTCGTTTTTTAAATAACTCTTCTTTTGATATTTTGTCTTCGTCAAGACCTATGTGTGCATCTACAAGATTTTGTTGTTTACCATACTTTAAAAGATCTTCTATAAATTTAATACTTAAATTATCGAACCACCAGTATTTATGTTTCTCATTCATAGATCATATTTCCCGATATAATTAATCTACTCTCATCTTTATTTGGTGTAACACCATGAGGTAAAAAAGAATTAAAAAAAAGTATTCTTCCTTTTTTAGGTTTAAACCGCAAAGGAGTAAAATTTCTATATGATATATGAGGATATCCTAATGGATAAAAAAATGTATCACTAGAATTTTCTGTACAGTCTACATATATAATAAAACTATATTCATTGTCTTGTGTTCCATGAGTATGAATATCATGAAAGTCATCTTTGTTATATTTTTGTAACCAATATTTTTTTAAAACATGGTGTTTATAATTATTTCTATATCTAATTTCTTCAAAGACTTCCTGATATTTATTAATAATAGCCAAACATTTATCGTCATTAAAATTTTCATAAGAGTTATAGTTAGTAAAAACAATATCATTATCTTTTAGTTTTTTAAGTGGTATATTTTTTACATAATCTATTTCTTCTTGAGAAATATTTTTATCGTCTGCTATTATATATTGTCTGTAAGTTGTTATTTCCATAAGTTAACGCCAGTTAATGTTAAGAACTCCTCTAAATAAATTATTTGTATGAGTGGACCCAGTATGTTCAAGACTAGCAGGAAAAGCAACCATTGTATTTTCAATACAATCTACTTGTGGATTATCTTTAAAAAACGTAGGACCATTAGTAGTATGAAAATAAAATATAGCTGTATTCATATCTTCATTTTCAGGTTTATTAAAATCAGTGTGATAGCCATATGGTTTTATTTCATTTTGTTTTAAAGTTACATTTGCTTTAATCTTAACTAAATTTTTAATATTTAATTTATTTAAAATAGGTTTAATTACATCAAAATAATTACTATTAATCTCATTTTTAAAATAAAAAACATGCGTTAGTTGCACATGGTTGTCATTTTTATTAACTTTATAATCTTGTAAATACCACGGAAAAAACGGTTGATTTCCTTGATCAAAAATAGTTTTTTTAATTTGATTAAAAATATCTATTTCTAAAAAATTATTTTTAATATTTATCATAGGTAATTAATGTTTAACAGAACTCTTAGTTTAGTATCAGTTTGTGTTACACCCCTATGTTTTTTTAAACCATCAAATGTAACACATCTATTAGAAATAGATTCAACTTTAATATCATCTTCTAGTTCAGTGTATCCATTATTTGTATTTAAAAACAAAATAGAAGTTTTATGGGGCACAGAAAAATCAGTATGAAAACTTCCTTTTTGCACTTGTTGGTTTATTGTATAATAAACTGCTCTTACTCTTAAAAGAGTTTTAACATCTAATTTATTAACTATAGATTTAATGTGTGTTGAATACCAATCACTATTAGGTCGACCATCATAAAATGTGTGTTGAAAACAAAACGTATCATCGTCTAAGTTATTTTTATTATCTATAGATAAATACAAAGGAAACATGGGTTCTAATAATGTAATTCTTTTTAATTTTACAAACTCTTCATGATCTAAAAAATTTTCTTTTATTAAAGTTTTCATTGTAATGGCAACTCTCCTACATAGTTATTAGGATTAATAGTTCCTTTTAAAAAAGTATTAAACGATATTGAAACTCTTGTTATAGAAGATAAATTTTTATTTACTCTATGACGCGCAGTAGAAGGAAACAAAATCAATCTGTTGTTTTGTGTTTGTATGAGAGAAGATAAATTATTTTCATTATTAAATTCTTTTCTTTTCCAATTTAAAGTCCATAAATTTGGATCAGGGTGTGAAAATTCAATACCAGGAGTTTGTTTATCTGTTTCAATATAATAAACTCCAGAAATAATACTGTTAGTATGATGATGTATAGGAAGCTTTTGTTGAGGAGGCAAAAAATTAACCCATGAATTAGTTATATATAACTCCTGGTCACAGCTCATAATTTGATTTTTATAAGCGTTAATAGATGCTTGTATCTCCTCTTGCAACCTTTCTAATTTTTTATTTTTTAAAATATATTTATCTAAAGAAGACACATTTTCTAAGTAAGCGCTTTTTGCATTTGAAGCTGTGTTAATTATAGTAGCTTTTTCTTCTTTACTTAAAGGTTTAAGATCTAAAATAGCGACAGGGGTTGGAAATAAATTTAAAAGTTGAATTACCATTCTATTAAATTTTCCTTTATTTCTTTCATAATATGTTTTTTATAATTATAACGATTATATATTTTATAAAAATATTCCATAGGTTTAAATTTTTTTACGGTGCTTTCTTTAATATTCCAGACATATTGCGAGTAGTCTAATAACTTAAGAGTAAACATAAATCTTTTAAAAATTATTTTTCTTTTAGTATGAAATCTTAAATAATAAAAAGCATCACCTTCTTCTACATTAAATTCTTTAAATTCTTTATTTACATGAAAAGCAAAATCAAGTGATCTAAAATATTTTCCTATATCCATTTGTCCAGGAATAGTAATACATCTTTGAGTATAGGAATTGTTATCAAACCAAGGATGTTCTAAAGACATAGGTAAACTTTCTTCTTCAGTACAAAATAACATAAAAGGTCTTAAACTAAATAACTGTGAAGGAATAGATCTTACTAAAACGTGAGTATCAAAAAAAGCTTGGTCATAGAGTTCACTTCTTACATCTCCGTTATCATTAATTTTAAAATTATATTTGTACGGTGATTTAAGAGCAAAAACATTATTAGTAAAATCTAAAAAAGATGGACATGCTTTATATCCATAATCTTTTAAATTTTTACCTTTAAAAATATGAGAAGTTAAAGATACCGGTTCGACAAATCGAGGTGCAGCTTTACTTTCAAGATGAGAAATTCCCCAATAAACTATAATGTCTTTCATGCGTATATCTTATACACAAATATATAATTAGTTAAAGAAAATTAATTAAGCAGTCCACTCGTTAGCTTTAACAGCGTTGTACACACCCATCATGTTCCATACACCTCTTACTATAAGATAAGGGGCTGCTGGTTCGTGAACAACTACAAGACCAGATCCTCCGGTTCCTGTAGATGGTCCTGATCCCATTCCGCCTCCAGTGTTGTCAACTCCACTAGTACTTGGTGAAGGTCCACCACCACCTGATCCACCAGAACCTAAAGTTCCAGTGTTTGTAGTATTACGGCCTCCGCCGCCACCACCAGCAAATGTGCTTGTAGTAGGAATAGTCCATGAGTGACCTGGGAAAGAAGGACCTACGTCCTTACCTGCTGCTCCTGGTGCCCCACCACCTGGTGTTCCCGTTCCTCCAGTTGATCCATCAGCTCCTCCGCCTCCACCACCACCGTGAGATGGCCAGTGAGAATTAGTTGCTCCTCCCGCTCCTCCGAAACCTTTAGTTCCAGAATTTCCAGGTTGAGTTGGTTGAGTTGCAGGTTCAGTGGGTTGGTCTCCACCTCCTTCTCCACCACCAGATCCACCTGATACCGCCGGTGCTCCACCTTTTCCACCGCCTTTAGCAGTTAATGTTTCTCCAGGTTCAGCAAAAATTGAATCTGATCCAACAGATCTAGGTGAGTTTGTACCTCCAGCTCCAATTGTTACTGGAAAATTTGTTGAAGCTGTTACAGGCATACTATCATATAATATTAAACCGCCAGCTCCGCCGCCTCCGCCGCCCTGGCCATAATCAAAAGTTCCACCGGTTCCACCACCAGCAATAACTAAAACATTAGCTGATGTTGTATATTGTTGAAAAGCAAATGATGGATTAGTTGCTTTAATTTCTGTTGTTGCAGCTGCTTGAGTTCCAGATGCTCCACCTGTTGTTCCTATATAACCACCTTCTTTAGCTGACATAGTCGTCCTCCCATGTATTAGTATTTGGGTTCCAATACTTTGTTAAATCTTTTTCTTTGTTGTAACCTTTCCAAGTTACTTTTGGTTCATGCCAAGAAAATACTAGAGATACTTGTTCTCCGTCTACTTCTATAACTTCTACTGTTGGTCTTGCAACTGGTGGATCATATTCTAAAGTAGTGTCATTCCATATCCATGAGTCATATTCTCTTGGAGGTATAAATGCATCTAAACTTTCATCATAGATTGAACCAACACCAGCAAATCTAAATCTTTTAGCTTTACTCTGATCAGATGATTCTGCTCTGTCTCCTTGACCATTATCAGGTTCAAGATGTTTACCGTAATCGGTATTGATAGAAGTTTGTTTCCATTTTACTCCAGGCTCACCTGAAAATGAGTTTTCTTGAGTAGTAAAAGGTGTACCACTATCAACTATCCATTGTTCAGAAGCAGAAGTATAATCTCCGCCATTGTTTTCTATATCTTGATCGTAGAATTTTAAAACTCTTAAGACTTTATTATTTTTATCTAGTTCAGCAAAGTAAGCCAAGTTACACCTCCTATGCGTCGTCTAATTCTTCGTAACTGACTGTAATCACAGCATCACCTGCTACAGCTGCACCAGCTTCGAGATTATCGCCTTCTTGTAGGTAAAGACCATTATTTTTATCTATTAAAACTATTGTTGAATCTGCAGGTAAAGAAATTGTACTTGCAATTGCTAGAGGTGATCCACCTGATTTTGTTATTGAAGCTGAAATGTTAACTGCACTTGAACCATCAATGTTAGCAACAATAATAGTGTTAATTTTAAGTAGTTTGTCTGAAGGACAAGCTAAAATTTCTGTTGTTAAATCAGTTCCTAAAGCAGCTTGAACCGATTTACCTAGAATCGAGGTTACGTTTACTATATTTGGGTTTGCCATAATTTATTTCCTTATTTATTTTTAACCGAAAACCATCGCCATTGCAATAGCTTTTCCTGTTGATATACCAAAAGTTGATGTTGATGTAAACCCTAGAGTTCCAGCCCCATCTGTTGTTACTAAAGCTTGAGAAGCAGAGCCTACAGCTGCTGGTAATGTTAATGTGTAAGAACCACTAACTGTTGCTGGAGCATCTATTCCTACAAATGCTGAATTATCAGCATCTTGAAATTTAATTGGATTATTATTTGTTAAAGCAATTTCGGAAGAATTAGCCATAACATCAACAATGTTTGGATTTGTAGCATCAGGGCTAGCTGATGCATAAACAAGTTTAATTCCTTTATCTGTAGTTGAAAAAGTTGTGCTACTTCCTGAACCCGTTTCATATTTAAATTCAACTGTAAATGCTCCAGAAGTAGAATTTTTTAACATGTAAAAAGTTTCTACATCGTTTGGAATTGTTATTTGTCTGTTTCCAGTAATTGTTCCTGTAAATTCTATAATTCTTTGTTGAGCTGTTCCAGTAGTATTTCCATCTACTATAGTTAAAGCTTGAGCGCCTGCGCTACCAGCAATTGATAAAGTAGCAAAGCCACCTGTTAATTGCTCTATAAGATTTAAATTGTTATTAGTTTTTGTTCCCCAAGTACCGGCATTTTCGCCAGTTACCATTAGTTCTATACCAAGATCCGTGTATGATGAAGCCATTATTAATTCTCCTAATTGTTGTTATTTATACTTGTTATTTAATTTTAAGTCAAACATAATTATGCTGGGGTTTTAATTGTGTATCCTGTACTTGTTTTAGGTGTTTTAGGTGTATATCCTCCGCTCGTTTTAGGAGTTAATTTATGGTAATATTTTAATATAATACCATCTTGGTTTAAACTTGTAGTAGCAACCAGACCTGTTGGAAATGCATTAGATAACTGAGTAGTAGTTACATTTCCTTGAGTCGATGTTAATGACCTACCTGATAGTTCTATTAATGTAATAGGATCAGTACTAACGGTTCCTAATGTTGTGGCTAATGTAGTTAAAGCATTTAACACAATAATAGGATTTGTTGAAATTTCAATACTTCCTACATCTGTATCTGCTGACAGACCTGTTAATCCCATTACATCGTCTGGCACTATAGGTGCGACCGTGCTTGTAAGTGATAAACCAGTTAAACCAACTGAATGCTCGTCTAGTGATAATAACCCAGGTGAAGATATAATTTGAGAAAGCGCTGTTAGTGTAAAGGCAGCGTCAGATTTTGTACTTAATGAACCAAGATCTGTTTCTGCTTCAATACCTGTTAAAGTTAATTGTACTTCAGGGATGTCTCCTATATTTCCTAAAGCTGTTGCAGCAGATAAACCAGTTATATTAAATACTGCCGATTCAACTGAACCCCAACCATTCTGTCCCCAATTAAGAGTACCCCAACCAGGTTTAGACGATACATTTTCACTAGGTAAGTTAACACTTGATGTTAAAGAAAAACCAGGAAGTAATATAATACTTTCAGCACCACCCCAACCTTCAGCTCCCCATGTATCTGCACCCCAACCAGTTTCATGAAAAGCATCTGGATTTCCAACTGAAGCTGTTGCGGATAAACCTGTTAAAGAAACAATAGCTTCATCTTGACTTCCCCAACTATTTTGACCCCATTGTAAAACTCCGTAAGTAGAAGGATCAACTGTATTTGCGGCACCACCCATTCCTGAGTGATTAGTGCAATAATAATAAAGTTGAGGAGCAGAAGCTGCTACTTCTATTTGAGTGTAAGCACCAGAACTTCCAGGACTTCCAGCTGTCGTTACTCCTGTTGTGTAAGGTGCGGAAGGTGAGTTATTATCGTTTGTAGAAAATCTTAAGGGGTGTGATCCACCAGTTCCGTTAGAGGAATCTGATTGATCAAATTTATATGTATAGCCTTCTGCAAGAACAACTGTGTCTTGTTGAACACCATCAATAAAATATTTATTACCACTGCCAGTTGATTGAACTGTAACTGTAAAAGTTCGAATTAACGACATAAGGATTTACTCCCTATGCTATCTGAATAATAGCGTTACCTGCTGTTTGAGCTGGGAATTGGATTGTAAAAGTTCCACTAGTGACAGTTTTGTCGGCGCCAAAATTAATTGCACAAACTGCTTTGTTAGAATTAGTTGAATTATAAATTAAACAACCTCTTGCTGTGAAAGAAGCTGATGAACCCCAACTTGTATCAGCAAATTTACAACAAGCAGTGTCACCAGATAAAACTGGAGTTGTACTTGTTAAACTATTTCCACCTGTTGTGTATCCAGATGAAGTTGAAGTTACTTCGTATGTGTTAGTTGGATCTGCTGTACCATCTGTAGGTGCAGTGTATGCTGTTGTTGATTTACTTAAAGTTGCTGAGTCACTTGAATATAAAGATATTTTAAATGTGTCTGTACCATTAGTAAAATTGTGGCCTTCTACTAAAATTTCTTGTTTAAAGCTATTACAAATTGCCGATGTTATTGTCATAAATTTTATCTCCTAATTACTGAGGCGCTGACTCGATTGGAATACGTATTGTACCATCCGTGTAATCGTCTCTTCTTCTTCTTCCAAGTTGCATTGCTGCAAACTTTTGTAGTTCAGTTTTATACTTCTGTTCGTATAATGTCAACATATCAGTTGGACCTTTTAAATAAGAATATGCTTCACACAGACATGCATAAAGTAGCCCTTGTGGGAAGTAATTACTTACATATGTTCCTCCAGTATTAGTCTCTAAACCTGCAGGTACGGCATTATAATGGATAATATATTTATAATTTTGATCTGGAGTAGGAGCAACAAAAATAGCTCCTGAAGTAGCCGTATTAGTTCCAGTCGTAGCGCCACCAAACATAGAATAATATTTAGGTAATCCTTTTACATTTTGTCCAGTAGCTCCTCCAGAAGGACCTGTAGCTTCTCCTACATACTCAGTAATAAAAGTTTGATCTCTTCTTTCTAACCAAAACCCTTGTTCTGTAACTGCTGTTGTAGAATTAAAAACTTGAACCCCTCTAATAAATAAAGCTTTTGTTGGAACTGTAATACTATTAAAATTTTGTGCAAATTGTGCTTCGGCTTGAATCCTGTCAGAATCCATAGGACAATCTAAATTAATTCTGTGTTCTGCATTTTCTAAAAATCTATTTATAACAGAAGCAGTAAATACATTAGCATCTACTTCTGTATAGTTTCTAATATCTGTTGTTAAATTTGCGTAAGTATATCCAGCCATTATGCTTGTAAAGTTACCGGTCCAACTGAGACTGGATAACCTCCTCCTCCATTTACAACTTGTGTTGCGTTTGTGTCAGCACTAAAATGAAACCAGTTAGTACCATTTGTACCGCTAGTGTCAGTAGCACCATTAACATATTTACCTACAGTTATAGTGTATCCTGCAGCTTTTGCAATGGTTGTTCCTGTAATTCCTCCTACTCCATTTGGAGTGCTAAAAACACCTGCTGTTTTTGGTGAACCTCTAAATCTTTTTACATCACCTGTCGTATAACCATGACCTGGTAAATTAACATTAACAATAGGAGATCCTATTTGATAAGTTTGAAAAGGATTGTTTGGTAAAATATCTAAAACTGGAAATTCTACTCTTGCAGGTCTTGCATGTTGTAATCCTTGTGGATCAGCTCCTACTGGATGTGGTTCTAATTGTGGTTGCTTAGGTTCAAATTCAGAAATATGTACCCATGCACCTGTCCACTCTTGCACCATTTCTCTGTATGGAAATGCTGCACCTGATCTGTCAGATATTGCTAATGCTCTACTACCTTTTGCGAATCTAGCCATTATACATTTGGATAGTAT